GTCCAAGGAGGGTCTCGCGGCCCGCGATCGTGGCATCTTTACCGCCGCACGCGAAGCCCGGGTCCCATTAGTGTGGAATCTAGCAGGGGGATACGCGAAGCCGATGCAAGACACGATCGACATCCACCTGCAAACGCTGGCTATCAGCAACGAGGTATATTATGCCGCCTATCAAGAATCTCTCGTTCGCTGACCTAATGCAAGGGGTAGGCAAGGGCCATCGCGCCATTGCCGCCACCCCGGGTGCACAGCGCATTCCACTTGGGATGCGTCAAGCACAGTCCGGCATGCTCCCGGCTGAAGTGCTAGAGCAGTACAACAAGGCCGGGATCTTTGGCAAGACCGCCAGCGGCGAGCCGATTCGCGGTACTATGTCTTCGACGAATGAAGGTGCGGTACAGCGTGGGTATATGCCCTCAACCGGTAAAGTCCGACTTGATCCCGAGAGCAAAGCACCGAAGACAATCGACGAGGCACACGCACGGGGAATCCACCCCAACATTACGTGGACGAATGCTTTGATGGACAAAGTCAAGACCCCGATGGGGTATTCCCTCGAAGACTTCATGAACAAAGCCGCCGCTCGCGATCCTAATTTTAATCAGGCTCGACTGCAATTCGGCTCGGATATGCCCAATCCAACAATGACCGATCTCTACGCGATGGATGTGAAGCCCGGTACGTATGGACTGCGCGACCCCGATTCTGCGTGGTGGAAGAACCTGCCCGCAAAAGGCAAAGAGATGTACGCACTGGCGTACGACATGATGCGAGCACAAGGCCATGGTAATTTCGCGTCGCACTTGACCGACGTAAATCAGACACGACGACTTGGTAATGTGGCGTCACACTCGCTCGGACATGGTAACCTAGGGTATATATCCCCAGTTGAAGAAGTAGCATATTCGCCCGGAATGTCCGGCCAGCTTTTCTCAATGCCCGTTCAGGCGTCGCACTCCGAGGACTACTATCTGAAGAAGCTGTTTGGTGGTCCGAATCTTGTGGCGAATAAAAAGACCGACGAACTAATGGATGCCGCGCTGGACCTACGCACGCCCGACTTTCTAAAGATGTCGCCTGACCAAACGATTGGAACGCTACTGACACGCGAAGCGCAGATGTCGGGAGCCTATGGCCCCGGAACCGGCACAGCGTCACCATTGCGTGTGAGTCAAGTGCGCCCGTACGAAGACGTTCAGCTCAGGCAAATAGCTGAACCTCAAGTGCTGGCGCACCCACAAGACCTAGCGGGCGCATTTGGCCCCACGACACTTGGACGACAGGCGACGACTGAGGCCCTGATCCGTGGGATGCTCAAAGGGTACGACCCTGAAGAGATCGTCGAACGCCTAATTAAAGAGGCCCCACCGGGTTCTTACAAGAATCGGTACAAAAAAGGAGGGCTGGCTCATGCCGCAGTCATCGCTTGATATAGACGGGGTGGTCGCGGAGCGCGGCGAGTCGTACGGCGACTACACGATCCAAGCCGAGATCGCACAGACCCTGAAGGACCTCTTTCGCGAGTGCCCCGGCTGGGAGCGGCTGGAGTACCACCAGCGCGAATCGCTCGACATGATCGCGTGCAAGGCCTCCCGCATTTTGAACGGCGACCCCAACCACCTCGACTCGTGGGTGGACATCGCGGGGTACGCGACCATCGTGGCAACACGAATACCTAAGGGGGGTATTGACAAGGCTACCCCACCTGTGTTATAATACAGGGACTGGATCAGTGAGACGATCCGGACCAACCGATAGACCACATAGAGGACATACAATCATGGCAAAGACTACTACTAAGCCCGTCGCAATCACCACCGACATGGTGGACGAACTCGCCAGCGTGCGTGACCAGCTCAAGGCGTTGACCGCTCGCGAGAAGTACCTGAAAGAGATCTTCCGCAAGGGCGGCGACGCGATCTATCGTGGCGACCAGCACCAAGTCGAGATCAAGTTCACGACCCGTCCACAGCTCGACATGGAAGCCGTCCGCGCCCACTTGTCGGCCGAGTTCATCGCCGCGAACACCGGCGAAGTCGATGTGATGAACATTCGCCAGATGGAGATCGTAAAATGAAGCCCACCCCGTACACCACCAAGACCGGCATCCAAATCGGGTGCAACTACCAGCCCCCGCAGACGTGGGAGCCGAGCGCGGACATGGAAAGGCTCCAGTCTTCATTGCTCGATCCCGAGTACCGCCCAACGGCTGAACGCTTTTGGGACGCTGTCCTTTGGACCCTCAGTGTCGCACTGCTTGCGATGTTAGTAATAGGAGTACACTATGCATGACGACGACGTCGAGCCGGAGGACGAAGGCGCGAACACCTGCCCCATCTGCAATGCGGGTATGGCTACCAAGTGCTTGCAGTCAAAGACCGATCCCCGGCACGACATCTTTTGGGCGAAATACGGCTACCAGTGCGAAGAGTGTGGTCACCAAGGCGACACTTGGGAAGTGCTGGGCGATTAGACGATACTTGACAGGTTATCGCACCTGTGTTATAATTCATTCTTCATCAACACATAGAGGACATTCAGATCATGGCACACGAACTTAACTTCAATTCCGCTGGTAAAGCTTCAATGGCGTACGCAGGAGAGACACCTTGGCACGGACTCGGACAGCAGCTCACCCCGGACGCTCCCCTCGACGTTTGGACTCGCGAAGCGGGTCTAGACTGGGAAGTCAAAAAGGGCGCGATCGCCTACGAGGTGCGCGACGAGGAGAACAACCCCGTCCGCATGCAGACCGTACCCGCACGCTGGGCATTGTACCGCTCCGACACTGGTGCGCCCTTGTCCGTCATGTCGAGCAACTACCACATCACCCAGCCCCGCGCCGTGATGGAGTTCTTCCGCGACCTGACCGAAGGCGGCGACTTCAAGATGGAGACCGCCGGTGTCCTGCGCAACGGCTCCACCTACTGGGCGTTGGCCAAGGCCGAGGATTCGTTCGACGTGGGCGGCGGTGACGTGGTCCTGCCTTACCTACTGCTGGCGACGTCTTGCGACGGCTCAATGTCGAACACCGCCCAATTCACGACCACTCGTGTCGTGTGCAATAACACGCTGTCGCTCGCCGTGGCGAACAAGACCGGCCAAATCCGCGTGCCACACAGCACCCAGTTCAACGCCGACAAGTTCAAGGCAGAACTCGGCCTGTGCGCGGACACTTGGAGCCAGTTCAAGACCAGTGCTACCTCGCTGTCCAAGCGCAAGGTGTCGAAAGAAGAGGCGGCACGTTACTTCCTCGACGTGTTCTACGGCGATGCGGCCGAGTCAATCGACGTCGAAGCCAAGCGTCCGATGATCGAGCTGGTCACCAAGATCTACCTCGACGGCGTGGGCCAGCGAGCCAAGACCGCCCAAGGCACAGCGTGGGGACTCTTGAACGCCGTCACCCGCTTCGCCGATCACGAGCGCAAGGCCGCATCCCGCGACACCCGCTTGCAGTCCGCTTGGTTCGGTGCCGGTGCTCGTCTAAAACGCGACGCATTGACACAGGCGATGGCCATGGTATAATGGTGGTGTCCGTGGTTCCACGCAGTTGCCATGAGATCTTAAAGGGGGCTTCGGCCCCCTCTTTTTAAACACATAGAGGAAAATATGACACGTATCGTCTGGTCCGTAATCGAAAAAGGCGCAGTCTTCACGAACATGGAGAGCGTCTTTGCTATGCACCCCAACGCGACGCGCAAAGATGCGTTGCGCATGGCACAAACCGTGCTGAAATCTCACCGCTGGATAAAGGTCACTGACCAGCGCGTATTCAACTACAAAGACCGCATCGACATTGCTCGGCAAAAGGCTCTACAGGAATCGAAGAAGACGTTCCGAGAGGCTCTCGGGGTCCCTGCCCCTATACTAGCCCCGACCCCCGCGCCTGAACCCAAGGAGACCCCCAAGGGAAGGCTCGCGGATATACTCGAGCTACTACTGGATGTCGTCGCCGAGTCCGTGGCCGCCAAGGTAGCGGCAAAGGTGGCGGATCTCCCTGCCCGGCAATTCCAGCCCGGCATCTCTCTGACCGAGCATCGCCCCAAGCATGACCCCCAGCCCATCCCGCATCCAACCGGCAAAGCCAAGCCCGGTGTGCTCGTGATCGGACTGCTACCGGCACAGGCTTACCAAGTCGTCTTGCCCGAGATGGGGGACCGGTTGGACTTGACCTTCTACACAGCCGAAGAAGCCGTGACCAAGCCTAAGCTCGTTCGAGCGCACACGGTGATAATGACTAAGTTCATTTCGCACGCTGTACAGGACAAATACCGCAAGGCCACTAATCTGCGCTTTTGCAATGGCGGCACGGGCGAACTGGTGAAGATACTTGACAAGATTGTAGCACCTGTGTTATAATTTAACCTTTTCAACAACACATAGAGGACAACACAATGCAGACTACCACCTACACCAGCGTCGAGCAGTCAATGTACGGGTGCGACATCGAAGCGTTTAAGACTTCCATTCGCGAGTCGATCACCTATCGCTACACCGGCGGCAACATGGTCGTCGCGGGCCTGATGTCCGACGCCCAAGAGCTGATGGCCATGGGCCACGTCGAAGCCGCCCGCCAAATGCTGAACCGCGCAAAGGCGATCCTGTTCGACATCATGGACGGCCACATGTCCGGCAACGCGGAGGTGAAATAATGAACCGCACGATCTCCTACACTGACCTCGCGGCGGTCTTTCGTCGCAAGTTCGCCAATTCCGATTTGTACTCGTGCGAGTGCGCCTTGCGCGACTGCTACGACGCAATGCTGGCCGTGGGCGAAGACCGCGACCCCGAGTACGCCCGGAAGCTGTGGTGCGAAATCGACGCCATCCGCGACCGCCAAATGGCGATTAACAAGAACGCTAGCGAACTGCGGGAAATGAGGGCCTACCCAT